TTATAGATGGCTAAATTATTCGGTTTCTCCATAGCAGGAACTGACAATAGTAATCTGCCACAGGGGGCAATGTCGCCTGTGCCGCAAAATGAAGCGGACAAATCTGACTATTATGTCAGTAGTGGGTTTTATGGTCAGTACGTTGATATTGAAGGTGTATTCAGAAATGAATATGATTTGATAAAGAGATACAGAGAGATGTCGCTTCATCCAGAGTGTGATGAAGCGATTGAGGATGTTGTAAACGAAGCAATAGTTTCAGATTTAAATGACAGCCCTGTAGATATAGATCTATCGAATTTATCGGTTGGAGATAATATTAAAAAAGTCATTCGTGATGAGTTTAAGTATATAAAAGACCTATTAGATTTTGATTCAAAATCACATGAAATCTTTCGTAATTGGTATATTGATGGTAGATTGTATTATCATAAGGTAATTGATTTAAAAGATCCTCATGCAGGCATACAAGAATTAAGGTATATTGACGCACTAAAGGTTAAGTATGTACGTCAACAGAAGAAGAAAGATCCAAATTTAGTTAATTTGCAGAGTGATAAACCACTCGGTACTCCAGAATTAGAAGAGTATTTTGAATATAATCCTACTAGTGGTGCAAATAAAAATTATACTCCTACCAATGGAGCGCAGGGTGCAATTAAAATTGCTAAAGATGCAGTAACTTATTGTACTTCAGGACTCGTAGATCGTAACAAACATATTACATTATCATGGTTACATAAAGGTATTAAGGCCCTCAATCAACTTAGAATGATTGAAGATTCCTTGGTAATTTATCGTATGTCACGTGCTCCTGAAAGGAGGATATTTTATATTGACGTTGGTAATCTACCTAAAGTTAAGGCAGAACAATATCTTCGTGAGGTTATGAATCGTTATAGATCTAAGTTGGTCTATGATGCAAACACAGGTGAAGTTCGTGATGATAAGAAATTCATGTCTATGTTAGAAGATTTCTGGCTGCCTAGACGTGAAGGAGGTAGAGGAACTGAGATTACAACACTTCCAGGTGGACAAAATCTTGGAGAAATTACCGATATTCATTACTTCCAGAAGAAACTATACAAAGCCTTAGGTGTTCCTGAGACTCGTTTAGGTGGAGATAGTGGATTTAATATGGGTAGATCTTCTGAGATCTTAAGAGATGAACTTAGATTTAATAAGTTTGTTGGACGTTTGAGAAAGAGATTCTCAAATATGTTCCTTGATATGTTAAAGACACAACTACTTCTTAAGAATGTAGTGACTCCAGAAGACTGGACTTCAATGTCTGAACATATTCAGTTTGATTACATCTATGATAATCATTTCACTGAACTTAAGAATAGTGAGTTATTCCAAGAAAGAATGAATAATCTAACACAAGCGGAACCATATATTGGTAAATACTTCTCACAGGATTATGTAAGACGTGAAGTTTTACATCAAACAGATGATGATATCGTTGAACAGGATAAGATAATTGCTGCAGAAATAGAGGCTGGATTATATGTTGATCCAATAGATATGCAACAATTAGAAGTAACTGCAGCCGCTACTGAAGTCGCTTCACAGCAGGCAAGTTTGGAGAGTCCAGAGGCTCCTGCAGCACCAACTGGCGGACAAATATAAATAAACTTAGTATATTTACATCATCGTGGATTCTGAACAATTGATTACTAAAGTGTTGGACGATGCTCCTGCACATGAAATAACTGATGCTATTAAAGATCTCCTTTATGCAAAGTCTGCAAGTAAGGTTGAAACTGAAAGGCCTGCAGCTGTTGCAGATCTGTTCAAAAGCGATGAATTAGAACCCGAAGAACCAACTGTAGCCCAAGAAGAGGAACCAGAAAATGAGGATTAAAGTATTAGCAGCTGAAGGAAATTTATCCTCTGCATCTAATGTTGGTACAGCTACTGTGGTGAGATTATTCAATAATCACTCTGCAGCATTATTAATTACCAGAAAATTAGCTGGTGGTACAACTGTTGGTAGTATTACTGTCAATACTAAAGAGTCTGTTATTCTTGAAAAAGATTCTACAGATACACTTACTGCTGCATCTAATGGTGCAAGTGTCTTAGTTACACAAGTCGCTTACGGAAATTAAAGACAATGAAACTTATCAGAGAAGAAATAGAAAATGTAGAGGTTATCGTCGAAGAACGTGGCGGTAAAAAGAACCTTTACATAGAAGGTGTTTTCCTTCAAGGTGACATTAAAAATCGTAATGGTAGAATGTATCCATCTAATACTCTCGGTAGAGAGGTAGCTAGATACAATGAAGCCTTCGTTGGAAAAGGCCGTGCATTAGGTGAATTGGGACATCCCGATGGCCCTACGGTTAATCTTGATAGAGTTTCACATAAGATCATGTCCTTAAGACAGGAAGGATCTAATTTTATTGGTCGTGCTAAAATATTGGGCACTCCTATGGGTAATATTGCCAAGAATCTTCTTGATGAAGGTGTTAAACTTGGTGTATCATCTCGTGGTGTTGGTTCAGTAACTACGAACAATGAAGGTGTTAACATTGTAGGTGAAGACTTCATGTTAGCAACCGCAGCTGATATAGTTGCAGACCCCTCAGCTCCTGATGCTTTTGTCGATGGCATTATGGAAGGAAAGGATTGGATCTGGGATGGTGGTGTTCTCCGTCAAAAGTTTGCCGAGAAAACCTACAAACAGATAAACACTCTTGCAAGTTCACGTGAACTTCAAGAAAATAAAATTAAATTATTTCAAGACTTCTTAGGAAATCTTTAATTTTAAAGTTTTCTAAATAAGTATAGATTACATCTAATATAGCCGTAAAATCGGAGAGCAAAAACAATGTCCGTTGGAAAAGATTTACAAGAAATGGAAGTAGGCACTGTGCAATCCAAGACTGCCGTTAACGCTAACGCAAAGCCAGGGATGCAGATAGATACTTCTATCAGTGCTGGATCCTATGAAGATCTTGGCGGGCCTGACCCATCTAACTATAAACCTGATGATGATTCAGCCAAATTAAAGACTGGATCAACAACAGTTGCACAAGTTAAAGACGTTGTGAACAAAGGTGCAAAGTCTGCCGTTAAGAGCGGTGACGTTAAGCCTGAGGAAGTACAACCAGATGAGAGTAAAGAAGTCGTATCAGAAGAAGAGTCAGTAACTGAAGAACCAGTTGTTGAAACTCCTGAACTCAATGTTGAGGAAGATATGACCGCATTGTTCTCTGGAGAGGAACTTTCAGAAGAGTTCCAAGACAAAGCAAGAACTATCTTCGAGGCTGCAATTAATTCACGTGTTGCAACTATCGCAGAAGATCTTAAGAAAGAAAACGAGGAGAAGATTGGCGAGGAGATCGAATCCGTCAAATCTAAACTCGTAGAAAGAGTTGATTCTTATCTTGAGTACGTCGCTGACGAATGGCTCAAGGAGAATAGAATTGCAGTCGAAGCTGGTCTTAAGTCTGAGATGACTGAATCCTTCCTCGGTGGCATGAGAAAGCTTTTTGAAGAACATTATGTATCAATCCCTGAAGATAAATATGATGTCGTCGAGAATATGGTCACTAAACTTGATGAAATGGAGACCAAACTCAATGAGCAAATTGAGAGAAACGTAGGACTAAACAAGAGACTCGCTGAGTCTACTGCAGACGGAATCGTATCTCAAGTGGCTGAAGGCCTTGCCTTAAGTCAGAAAGAGAAGCTCACAACACTTGCTGAAAGTGTTGAGTTTGAAAGTGAAGAATCATATCGTGAAAAACTGGAGACTCTAAAGGAGTCATACTTTGGACAGAGTGTTCAGAAAGAGACCTCAGAACAAGTACTCAATGAAGAGCATCAAGCACAAGATTACACTGGTGCAATGGCTCAATACATGAGTGTCTTGAACTCGGTCAAGAAGTGAATTTAACATTATTAATCAATTACTAACTTCCTTTAATACTTACAGGTAAAGCAAATGTTCAATTCGGAACAGTTGCAGGAAAAGTGGTCGCCCTTGTTAAACCATGATGGACTTGATGAAATCAAGGATCCTCATCGTAGAGCGACAACCGCAGTCCTGCTAGAGAACCAAGAAAGATTCCTCAGAGAGGAAAGAGAATTTAATACGAACGGTACACCAGGTCAACTTCAAGAAATCACTAACGCAGGTAATGCTGCTGGTGCTTCTGGTGGATTTAGTGGCGGTGCAACTGCTGCTGGCCCAACTGCAGGTTTCGACCCCGTACTTATTAGTCTAATCCGTCGTTCAATGCCTAATCTTTTGGCATACGACATTTGTGGCGTACAACCAATGAACGGGCCAACTGGTCTGATCTTTGCGATGCGTTCACGTTATACCAACCAGTCTGGAACAGAAACATTCTACAACGAAGTAGATTCTGCATTCTCTGGACAAGATAAGAATAAAGACTTAGTTGCTGGATTCACATCTACTAACGCTGGTTTCGGTACAGACGAACAACAGGGTACTAACCCATCCGTACTTGGATCTGGAGACATTGCTCAGGCATTGTATTCAACTGGTCAAGGTATGGCGACAGGAGATGCTGAAGCTCTTGACGGTACAGGCAATAATGCCTTCCGTGAGATGGCATTCTCAATCGAGAAAGTAACAGTTACTGCGAAATCTCGTGCGCTAAAAGCTGAGTATTCATTAGAACTTGCTCAAGACCTTAAGGCAATCCACGGATTGAACGCTGAGGCTGAGTTAGCAAACATTCTTTCTACTGAAATACTTGCTGAAATCAACAGAGAAGTTGTTCGTACAATCTACAAGGTTGCTGAGTCTGGTGCTCAGGCAAACACAACAACTGCTGGAACATTCGACCTAGACACAGACAGTAATGGTCGTTGGTCTGTTGAGAAGTTCAAAGGACTTCTATTCCAGATAGAAAGAGATGCAAACGCTGTTGCACAAAGAACTCGTCGTGGAAAAGGTAACATCATTGTTACTTCTGCTGACGTTGCTTCTGCACTAACAATGGCTGGTGT